TCGCCGTTGCAGATGTCGTTCGGGCGGCAGTGGTTGCATTTTCCGCAGGTCATCTTTTGTCCTCCTTTCCTCAACGGGGTTTCTCTTTCTTTACATTCTCATTATAGCACTTTTAGTCGTAAAAGTCAAGTTTTTTCCGAAAAAATTTTTCCAAAAAGGAACTTGAAGTCGCAAAACGGCGAGGGTTGTCAGCCCTCGCCGTTTTACATTTTCACCGGTCAAGCATCTTGCTCAACAGGCTATCGTACATCTGACGCAGCTCCGCACACCGGGCTTCGGATTCAGCAAGGCGGGTTTCCAGCATGGGGGGGGTCTCGTCCCTCGGCTCAGCAGCCGCATGGGGCGCAAGACCGAGGGAAATCATCATCGCCTCCTCGATGTCCTCCATCTCCTCGGCGGTGACAGCCCCACGGTAGGAACCGAACCGCTCGGTAGACACAGAAGTGATCTGCTCGCACAAAGCCGTGCTCTCGCGGCTCAGGCTGCTGATGGTGACGTGGGTGGGCAGGTCCCGCTTGGGCTGCGTGGTGAGATACACAACCTCCACCGTACCGCTGTACTGATTGTTGCGGTTGTTGGACACCACGATGGCGGGACGACCCGCCCGCTGCTCACTGCCCACGCTGTACCCGCTCTCGATGTACCAGATGTCTCCGCGCTTAATATCCATTGCGCATTCCTCCTCACAGATTGAAGTCCACGTCCGCGTCATCATACTCAGTCCCGTGGGCGTGATTGTAGCTCTCGATGCTTTCGCCGGGAATGTAGCTGTCGCCGTCAGGCTCGAAACGACGGGCGCGAAGTACGCCAAGCAGGGTATCTACGGAGGCGTTCTTGTCCTCTCCCATGATGGCGTCGGCCTCATCGTCCGTGATGTTCAGTGTCACACCGAGACGCATCCACAGCTTATGGCTGACTGCCGCAGGGATGGGAGGGTTATGCCGGCAGCTGTCCGTGTTATTGGAATAATCGCAGTTACCTGTCCCACTGTGGAGACACTCATCACAAAGCATCAGACGCTCGCCACAGTAAGGGCAGAATGCCTTAAAGCCGTTTGCGTCAGTGTCCCAGAACATCTCAACCTCGCGCTCGCAGTGCGGGCAAAGCTCGGTGACAATGTTCGTCCGAGGGCCGTCCTCATCCAGATACGCCTTGCGCAGCAGCTCTGCCGCCTGAAATACTGTGTCATCACAGGCAGGGCAGTTGTCGCAAGTGTCACCCTTTGCCCACCGTTCCAGCCGCTCAATGACGCTCATCGGGTCGCTCGACACGACCTTTTCAGCGGTCATGTCGGTTATCTCCGAATCGAAGAAGTTGAACCCTGCGCGGGTGGCTTTGTTCTTCGCCTCCCGCTCGGATGCAGCTTCTACCTCGACTTCGCCGTAGCGGAGTTCGCTCACTCTGACTTTGTATTTCATCCGAATACTACCTCCTCAAACAAAGCATACTGGATAATCATGTCGGCTCCGTCAGCATCTACTTCGGACGGGTCGATTGAGCCACTTCCGGCGTCAATAGCCACAGGCACCCCGTCCTCTATCGCTTGGACCAATCCTCGTAAGAACTTGTCCAGCGTCAGCTCCCACTTGTCGCTGCTCTCGGCATCGTAGAGCATAAGAGAGCCGCCACGCGCAATCTGCTCGTGGGCGTACTCCCCAAGCCTCTTTCCAACGGGCTTTGCGGCTCTGCACCAGCCAGTAATGCCGCCATCCAGCGCCGTACACATAATGTCGTCGATGTCCTGCATTGTGACACGGGCCTTGAGTTCCAGTTCCACCTCAAACTCACGAGATTCGTTCATCATACCTTACACACCTCCTCAAAACTTTCCTTGCTGGCAGAGGCCAGCACTTCGTTGCCGTACTCGGTGAGCGTCTCTCTGAACCAACGCTCATTCTTTTCCAGCCACTTCTCAGCCTGCGCCTCGGTGAGCGTGATGCCGTTCTGTTCTGCGGCAGCAATCACATCTTCGGCGCACCAGCGAACTTGGGCGAACCAACGGCGCTCCGGTGAAGCATCAACCCCCGCAAAATTAAACTTTGGGCTTTTGCGGCGCTCCTCACAATGCGTCAGCCACTCCTGTACCTCACGTGTCCAGTGTTTGAGACCGGCGGTAAATTTGCCGTCAGAAAAGATGATTCCCGCATCGTTTTCAATCAGGTGAATCCAGATATTCTCATCGCCCCACTTGGGACGAAACTCGATGGCCCACGGACCGTCAGCCTTGATTCGGACCGCCGCAGCCGGCGTCGGGAATGTCATCACAAAGTCTTTCGTGTAATCCTGCTGCATCTGGCCGAACATCCAGTTTTCCAATTCAGCTAAGCCCGAAAAGGTTTTCGTCTCGTCCTTGCGGCGGTAATCGTTCCAGTATCTTTCAAACTTGGCTACGTACATCTCGCGCACCTCCTTACCACGTGCGCAGCAGCCCTGCCGCAATGGAGCGGCGGGTTCCGATGCAGCCAAATTCAGAGCAATCAGGCATATCGTGATTGTAGACATAGGCCATCGGCTCGCTGTTCGCCAGATCCTCACGGTCCTGCGGCCACTCCTCCGGGTAATCGCTGACGTAAAGGTAACAATCCATCTTGCCGAAATCCGTGTAGCTGCGGATGACGAGGTAAACGAGCGCATTGTGCTTCTCCTCGAAGTCCCTGATGCGCTGCAAATCCTCACCCTCGGCCCAGAAGAACGCTCCCACCGGCGGCTCACTGATGCTCACATAGCCGTCCTCCTCGAACTGCTTGATGGTCTGTGGGAAAATATCGGCCAGCTTCATGCGCTTGATGGCCTCGGCTTTCTTTTCGTCTCTTGTCATTTCAGGTATCTCCTTTCAGTCATCATAATCATCGTCGCCCAGCAGGTTCTCTTTCTAATCACGGTATCTGGGAACTCTGCTAAGGGCTTTATCAAGGAGCCAGAGGACAAAGCCTCCGGCTCCAAAGTAGACACCGAGCAAGCAAAGAATGAACAGCCCGGTAAACAGGTCTTCACTCATCATAGTCCACCTGCTTTCTCAACATACGAGCGTATTCGTTGTACGCATGGACGCTCTCGCGGTCATTCCAGTCGGTCTGTTTGTGCTTCTCTGCGAGGAGCGCATAATATTCGTCTCTCGTCATTTCAGCTCCTCCTCATCGTACATATCGCCGTAGTAATCGCCCAGCTCGCTTTCAAACAGCATACGGATCACATTGTCGCCGTGCTCCTTGCGCAGAGCTTCAAGCTCGCCCTCGGTGTAGAAGTCGAGCAGGGCGGCATATTCGTCCCGAATATCCGCTGGGACTTTCTTGAGGCTCGGAGCGTCCTCCAACACGAGCGGGTAAGTGCCTCGGCCCCAATCGCCCCAGCCGCCGTAACCGTATCGGCTGAAACGGTAGCTCTCGATGTACTCATACTGCGGGAAATCAGGCTTGGCCGCATCCGCGACAATCTCCACCACTTTCTTCACCGTGGCGTTGAGATGCTTGCGGTCGATGTACTCGTGTTGGGTGTGGGCGTTGTAGTAACCGGACGAGAGGTTCACCGCTGCTACGCCGAGCGCGGGAGCGAGGAGAGAAATGTCGCTGAACGAACCCCAATCCGTCTCAAACCCCTTGCTCGTGATGTACTCCTCAAACTCCGGGTTGTCGCAGTCGTAGTAAACGGCGTCGTTCCTGCCCTTGCGGTCAATCTCGACCAGCATTTTCAGGCTTTCCAGTTCTTTCTTCGGGAGTTTCCCTTTCTGGAAACGGGTGCAGAACGCGCTTGCCCCGACGCCCCCGACTTCCTCGTCGCAGGTGAACAGCAGCCACGGCTTGACCGCAGACTGCTCATAGACCGTCACAAGAGCGTAAACGCCGCAGCGGTCATCGCCGCCGATTCCCTGCGGAGACATCAGGATGCCGCCGTTCTGCGTCTTGCAGATATGCTTCACAGGGGTCTTGTGAACCGTGTCGAGGTGGGCCACCAGCATAATCGGGGCCTCGCCGCGAACAAGGATATAACTGTTCTTGCAAACCGTAGTGCGGCCTTTGAACCGGTCGCACAGCTTGGAAAACAGTTCTTTCTGAGTGGGCATCAGGAAATCTTCTAACTTTTTCATACCGCTTCGTCCTCCTCTTTCTCGTCGATAACGGCGCCGCACTCAGGGCAGGTTCCGTTATCACATCTCTCAATCATCGTGCCGCAGTGCGGGCAGACCTCGTAAGAATCCATGCAATCCTCGCAGACATAGGCGTGGTCGCCGTCACGCAAGGTAACGAACGTCATACCCTCTCGGATGTGGTATTCTCCGCAGACTTCGCACTGCTCGTAATATCTGTCACGGCAGTCCTCGCAGACAAGAACCTCATCGCCACGGGCGTTCACAACTTCCGTCATGTTGTCCGTGTGGTGATAATCGTCGCATTCGTAGCACTCGCTGCAATACTCATTGCGGCAACTGTCACAGTAATATAGGTCGTCAATTTCCGTGGTGCAGTCGTTCGGCCAATACTCCCCGCAACACTCGCAGTAGGTAAAGTTCTCATCACGGCAGTCCTCGCAGACTTCGATCCAATTACCGCGGCTGTCTCTGACGGAATACAATTCCTCGTCAACATATTCCTCACAGCACTCGCAGTAATTACCGCCGCGACCGTCCTTGCAGTCCTCGCAATAAACTCCGTAGCTCGTCTCGCAGCCGCAGGAAACGCAAAGGCCGTAGCTCCCGACAACGAGGCTTCTGAAATCCTCCTCGTGGTCGGCGCGGATGCTCACCTTGCCGTCGAAGTTCTCGTATTCCCAATCAGGATAGCCGCCGAATCCGTCTCCTCGCTCAACGCAGAAACTCTTTTCTCCAACCGTCGGATAGGTCTTCCACAGGTTCGGAACATTTTCCAGCATCGAAATCTCGCGCTGAATGAGGTCGCGGTACAGCTTGGAATCCTCGCTGGCTCCATAAACGCCCCCGGAGGTGTTATACATCCGGCTCTGCAAAAGCAGCCCATTCCCCGGTTTGTATGCGAAAACCTGCCGTGTGGTCTTGCGATTGTTCAAGGTTTCCTTGTCGGCGGGGTCTGCCACGGTGAATGCGATGAACGAAACCTTATCCCGCGCATAGCCTGTGCAGCCGTTGTTGTACTCGTACTCGGTCGAGTTGAACGAATGGCAGCTCGTCAGGGTCGTACCGCGATGATCGCCTTTCGGATTACTCATCGTGATGAAATGCGCCGGGTTGATGGAGACATACAGCTTGAACCCGATTTTCTTCGAGGTCAGCTCGTCCGCAAACTGCGCGTACAGCCTCTGGAAATCGCTGCCCGCCGTTTCATCCGCAACGCCCAGCGCCTGACAAAGCGCCTTGAAAACGCGGCTCTTTTTCTTGTTCGGGGCGTAGGCTTTCGGGGCAAGCTGCTTGATGGCCGCGATACCCAGCTCCTCGTAATTGGGGTCATAGAAAAACCGAATAGCCCCATAAATGAGGTTTCGGTTGTCCGTGCGGTAAATCGCCTCGCTCAAGATGTCAGTCCCCAGCGAGTAGATCCGGTCGGGGTCAGGGTCGTGCGTTCTGGTTCCGTTGATAACCAGAGCGTCAAGATTGGCGTCCCACACGGGAGACTTGCTGAACAGCTCCCGCAGCTCCTGCTTCGCATAGCAGCTGTCGGACGCAAGCTGATTCACAAAGTTCGCTGTGCAATCGTCCATAACGCTCGTCTGGTCGGTGTGCTTGCCGTAATCGCTGATAGCCTGCCAGATATTCTGTTTCGTGCGTTCAATGAGTTCACTCATGTCCATTTTCTTTTATCCTCCTCAGCATTCCGTCGTTGATGTAATTCGCAAAGATCCAGTTGCGGCAGGTCCTCTGCCGGCGGGTGAAGTGTCCCGGCGGGTTCGGGACGTAACTCTGGAAATCAACCCGCTTGGCGTCCGTAATCGTCAGCCGGATATTGGCGTTGTCCACGAACACCGTCTCACCCGGAGCGGGAATGAACGCCACGTGCGTGTTCTGGTGGTAATTGAATCCCGCGCTCAACCCGCAGAGGTAATACGCGACCGCTTTGGGATTCTCTTTCACGTCGATGTCGATGAGCGCGTGGGGCTGGTGCAGGGTCCCGTGATAGACCCTGCTGTCCCGATTGCCGATGAAACACTCGGCGCAGCATTTGTAGATGTTCACGGCCTGAATGTCCCTCAGCCAAAAGAACTCGTGGTATCGCTTAACTTCCAATGTCAGGTGCATTATTCAGCCTCCTTTTTCTTTCTCCCGCGCTTCTTCGGTGCGGGTTTTTCTTTGGTCTTTTTCGTAACCGGCTCGCTGACCGCCCAGCTCAGCTGGACCTTGAAGCTGCCGTCGCCCATCCGCTCGATGGTGCAGTTCCAGCCGTCGCCATCGGCGGCCATCTCGTCCTCCTCGCGGTTGGTGCTCGCCGCAGCGTCCTGAATTTTCGCCAGCATCTCGTCAGCGACGATTTGCAACGCCTCCGCAGCCTTGAGATACTCACCCAGCCAATAGGCCGCTTTCTTGTAGCTGCGGACGGTGTAGGTCGCCTCAGCTTGGAGGCGGCCCGTCCCGATCACGATGTCCATGACGTTCTCGTGCTCGACGAAATTCGCCTGTCCGGGTTCGTGAACCTTGACCCAACGGCCCTGTTTCAACTCTGCCATGATTTTGTCCTCCTTGATTTATGTACTTGCCCTGTCATCATCAGGCCGGGTGGGGCAGTTCCCGGCGACGCCCTTTCGGGCGTTTCGACTTAGATTGCTTTCAGCCGCTTTATGTACTCGCGCTCGGATTTGATGTATTCAATGTCGTCCTCGCTGGGACCGTTCTCGGATTGAATCAGTTCTTCAATGAACCTGCGCAACGCGCCCTCCATGATGTCGATGATTTTCTTATCCATCTCGAAGTCTCCTTTCTTGACTGTGAGTGTTTTGCTCAAATCCAGCAGACTATTGAGATGATGAAGATTGCAAAAACCGTGATAATCCTTGCTATGGCGCCGCTATTGCTTACAGCCTGCGGAACAGACGCTGGCAGCCAAACGGTTTTGCCGAAACCTGAGATGGCGACCAGCCAGCCGGAGTATCCAGAGGTAAAAGAAACGCCCGTCCAAAATGTGTGGACGGACGAAGAACTTGAAGCTATGGCGCTTACCCTTGCGGGAGAGTGCTATGACGACAAGGAACACGATAAACGCCTTGTCTGTGAAGTGATTCTGAACCGTGTCAGCGATGGACGGTTTGGAGATTCCGTTTTAGAAGTTGTCTCTGCGCCGAATCAGTTCTCTGGTTATTGGGAGCAGTCCCGTGAGATTACCGAGAACGACTACGACGTGGCGACCGAGGCTCTTGAAGATTGGTATGAGAGCGGCTGCGAAGCCCTTTCCGATTACCTGTTCTTTGTGGCCGGTGACAACCGTGAGAACGTATTCCGTTGTGAATACTAATCAATAAATTTCTAAGGAGGACAAAACCATGCTCGAAATGAAACTCACCATCGAGGCGCCTGAACTGGCAAATGCGCTGAACAATCTCGCCGCTGCTCTGGGCGCAAGACCTTTCCCGACTGCACAGCAGGCTCCTGCCGCACCCGTGCAGCAGCCCCAGCCCGTTGTGCCCCAGCAGGCCCCCACCGCCGCACCTGCGCAACAGCCCATGCCGGCTCCCGCTCCTGTGGCCCCTATGCCTGCTCCTGCTACCACTGCACAGCCTAATACGCCCGTGGCTGGCGTACCTCTCGCACAGCCGCCCAAGTACACGGTAGACCAGATTATGGCTGCTGGCGCTCAGCTGATGGACGCAGGCAAGGTGAACGACCTGATGAACCTGCTTCACTCCTTTGGCGTTCAGGCTGTCATGGATCTGAAACCTGAACAGCTGGGCGCGTTCGCTACCGCCCTGCGTGACATGGGGGCGAAGATTTGAGCGCCCATGCGCTCCTCTCGCCGTCCAGTGCGCACCGCTGGCTGAACTGCCCTCTGGCCCCACGGCTTGAGGCGCAGTTACCTGAAAAGCCCAGCGAGTATGCGAGAGAGGGAACGATTGCGCACAGCATCTGTGAGGTCAGCGCCAAGCTGCACTTCAAGAAAATCAAGAAGACCGAGTACAACAAGGTCGTGAAAAAGTACAAGGCCGACCCGCAGTGGGACGACGAGATGTTGCAGACTGCGGAAACCTATTCTGAGCACCTTGCTGAAAGAGCGATGGGGTTCGACAACGAGCCGTACATCGCTTTCGAGGTTAAGGTGGACATATCCGATGTGGTCCCCGAAGCCTTTGGCCGGTGCGACTGCATCATGTTCGGCGGCGACACTCTCGTCATCACCGACTATAAGCATGGGAAAGGCGTTCCTGTTTCCGCATCGGACAATCCGCAGCTGAAACTCTACGCCCTCGGAGCGTTGAAGCTCTACCAGCCGCTTTTCGGCAGCTCACTGAAAAACGTGGAAATCACCATCGACCAGCCCCGTATCAATCTCTACGACACGTGGGGATGCAGCGTCGAAGACCTGCTTGCTTGGGGCGAGGAAATCAAGCCGAAAGCGATGATGGCCTACATGGGCTTTGGCGAGTACCACGCAGGCAGCTGGTGCCAGTTCTGCCGAGCCAATGGCATTTGCAAAGCGCAGGCCGCACAGCAGATTGGAGCGTTCGACGATTTCAAAGACGCGGTTGAAAGCCGCAACGTGGCGCTCCTCTCCCCCGATGGCATGAGCGACGTGCTTGCGCGGGGTAAGGACCTTGTGGCGTGGTACGAAGCTGTGAAGAAGCGGGCGCTTGAGGCCATGCTTAACGGAGAGAAAATCCCTGGCTGGAAAGTTGTCGCGGGCCGCAGCTCCCGTGTTTGGAGCAATCAGGACAAGGCTCTTGATACGCTTATTGAGAACGGGATTGACCGGGCGGTCATTTACGACAGCGTTCCCAAGACACTGGCGCAGCTCGAAAAGGTTCTCGGCAAAAAGAAATTTGAGGAGCTGGTCGGTGAGTTTGTTGTGAAGCCGCAGGGCAGCCCGACCCTCGCAGATGAGAATGATTCCCGTAAGGAGTTCAGCAGCGCCGCCGCCGACTTTGCGGAGGTGGCTGACAATGGCTCGAAATAAATATCCCGGCTACTGCTATTGCTGCGGCAGTTGGGTAGAACCCGGATATGGACACTTCGAGAGGCACAACGGCGGCTGGCGCATTAAATGCGTGAAATGCGCCAGCGGTCGGGTCCTTACAGAAGATGACCCCGGAGTTAAGTGGGCAAGAAAAACAGTGCAGAGTGAAATCGAAAGGAGAAAAACAGTTATGTATAACAATGTGCCTACGAAAGTTCTGACCGGCGAGGTTCGCCTGTCCTATGTCAATCTTGTGCAGCCGAGGGTGAACAACAACGACCCCACGGCTACCCCCAAATATTCCGTGACCCTGCTTATCCCCAAGACCGATACGGCGGTCAAGCAGAACATCGACGCCAGCATTGAGGCCGCTGCTGCCGATGCGCAGGGCAAGATTTGGAACGGCGTTCGCCCTCCTGTCATGCCCATCCCCATCCATGATGGCGATGGCGTCCGCGAGAACGGTACGCCCTACGGTCCCGAATGCAAGGGCTGCTGGGTCATTACAGCCAGTTCCAAGAACAAGCCGCAGGTGGTCCACCAGAGCGACATCAACACCGAGCTGCTCCCGCAGGATATTTACAGCGGTATGTATGCCCGCGTGACGATCAACTTCTTCGGTTACAACCGTGCGGGCAAGCGCGGCGTAGGCTGCGGGCTGGGCAACGTGATGAAGACCCGCGACGGCGAGGCTCTTGCCGGCGGCGCCAGTGCAGCGGCTGATTTTGCCGGTGTCGGTATGGAGGCCGGCGCTCCTGCTACTCCCGCCTATGGCGCGGCTATGCCGGCCACTCCGGGGCATATGACATACCCCAACACAGGTATGCAGCAGCCCAACCCGCTGGGCGTCCAGCCGGGGGCAATCAATCCCTTAACCGGCCAGCCGTACTTTGGATAAATCGAGCAAAGGCGCACGGCCACCCATAAGTGGTCGTGCGCCTTTTTCATTAAGGAGGATAAACGCTATGAAGAAACTGACTTGTCTTGTGTGCGGGACCGAATTCATTCCGCAGATTGCAGATCACTACGTAGCTGTGACCGATAACGCCGGTTCCGGTCTGAGCCGTCTCGCTGGGAGTGCGAAGCCTGAAACTTATTACGATGCTTTTGACTGCCCTCAGTGCGGCTGCCAGCTGCGTCCGAACACTCGTCTGGTGGAGGTTCCTGAAAAGGAGGAAGACTGTGAAAAGAGCTGAGATTTTAGAGGCTGCTCGTGTCTGCGTCTGCGGGGAACGCCAGCAGGACTATGGCACACCGGAGAGCAACTTTGAAAACATCGGTCTGTTGTGGGGCGTCTACCTGCGGGCTGCTCATCCTGAGCTGGCTAAGGTCATGGCTATCAACCACATCAATGCCAAAGACGTGGCTACCATGATGGGGCTGCTAAAGGTGGCTCGGATTGCCACCGGGTACAAGGAGGACAACTTTGTGGACCTTGCCGGTTACGCAGCCTGCGCCGGCGAGATTGCCGCCGCTGAGAGAGGAGGCGGCGACCATGACTGACAGCGTGTTCCGAATTGAATATCCGACGGGGTATATGGAGCTGAACGTCAGAGAGTTCTTCGCCAATGCGAATAAGAAGCGGATGACAAAGGTTCTCAAGCTGGCAAAGCAGTATTGCAGTGACCTCCGCAGGGAGGAACTTATCAATGCGCTGCGGTCTGAGGTTGACCGGCTGAACGAAGTGATTAAGAAGCTGGAAAGCCTGAGACAGTCCGAGCAATATTGCTTGCAGGCGTTTTTCCCGCAGGTGCGGATTGAGCCGTCTGGTTATGAAAAAGCCTTGCGCCGGCAAAGGGAGAAACTCACGGAGAGCGTGGCTCTGATTAGGGACGAGAGGTGGGACGGATGACGCATATCTCGATTGACATTGAAACATACAGCAGCGTCCCTATCGCAAAAGCCGGGGCGTACAAGTACGTGCAAAGCCCTGACTTTGAGATTCTGCTGTTCGCGTACAGCGTAGATGGCGGTCCTGTGGAAATCGTGGATCTGGCGCAGGGAGAGCTGCTGCCGGAATGGTTGTTCAACGCTCTGAGCAATCCCGCCTACATCAAACACGCATACAATGCGGCATTCGAGTGGTATTGCCTCTCGAAGTTCTGCGGACATCTGCTGCCGGTGGACCAGTGGCGGGACACGATGCTTCACGGCCTTTACTGCGGCTATACGGCAGGCTTGGACGCAACCGGTAAGGCTCTGGGTCTTCCTGCCGAAAAGCAGAAGCTCTCAGTCGGCAAGGCACTTATCCGCTATTTCTGCGTCCCTTGCGCCGCCACGCAAAGCAACGGCGGCAGAACACGGAATCTTCCCAAGCATGACCCTGATAAGTGGGCACTGTTCAAGACTTACTGCAAGGGCGATGTTACGACCGAAATGGAGATTGACCGCAGGCTGTCGAACTTCCCTGTTCCTGCGGACATTGAGAAGCAGTGGCAGACCGACCTCCTCATCAACGCGAGGGGTGTTGCGGTAGATATGCAGATGGTGCGCGGGGCGTTGGAAATCGACGCCGCCTCCCGCGATAAGCTGACGGCAGAGGCGGTCTCCATCACTGGCCTTGAGAATCCAAACAGTGTGTCGCAGCTCAGCAAATGGCTTGAAACCAACACGAACCAGCCGGTGGGCGACCTGCGGAAAGACACGGTCGCGGCGATGCTTGACAGCAAAGCCGTGACCGGTCCCGCAGAGAGAATGTTGGAGATCCGTCAGGAGCTTGGTAAGACCAGCACGAAAAAGTATGGCGCTATCGAAGCCGCTGTGTGCGGAGACGGGCGTGTCCGGGGGCTGCTTCAATTCTACGGAGCGAACCGCACCGGCAGATGGGCGGGACGGCTCGTGCAGGTGCAGAACCTACCGAGAACCTACATCGACATGAAAACACTTCCGTGGGCGCGGAGTGCGGTCAAGGAACGGAACGCTGATAAGCTGCGGTGTATGTACGGCTCTGTGCCTGATACCCTTTCACAGCTCATCAGGACATCGTTTATTGCGTCCAAAGGCAATACCTTAATTGACGCGGATTTCAGCGCCATCGAAGCACGGGTTATTTCGTGGCTGGCGGGAGAGCAGTGGCGGCTCGAAGTATTCAGGACGCACGGCAAAATCTACGAGGCGTCTGCCAGTCAGATGTTCGGGGTTCCGATTGACAGAATCAAAAAGGGAAATCCCGAATACGAGCTGCGGCAGAAAGGCAAGGTCGCTGAACTTGCCCTCGGCTATCAAGGCAGCACAGGCGCCCTGATTGCGATGGGCGCTCTGCGAATGGGCATACCCGAAGATGACCTGCCGGACATCGTTTCCCGCTGGCGTGACGCGAACAGGCGCATTGTGGACCTGTGGTACGCTGTGGAGAACGCGGCAGTATCGGTCATCCAGACAGGACGGCCTGCGGGTGTGAGAAACCTCATCTTTGCCCGAGAGATGGATATTGAACACGGGCTGGACTTCCTGACGATAACGCTGCCAAGCCGCAGAAAGCTGTATTACGCAAACCCGCAGCTCGGTGTGAACTCGTGGGATAAGCCCTCCATCTTGTATAGCGGTGTGAACCAGACCACCAAGCAATGGACGCAGCTTGAGACCTACGGCGGCAAGCTGGTGGAGAACTGCATTCAGGCAATCGCCCGCGACTGTCTCGCGCTTGCGATTGAGCATTTGGAGGACGCCGGGTATCAGGTGGTGTTCCATGTGCATGACGAAGTTGTGATAGATTGTCCTGCCGACCGAGCGGATCTGGACGATGTGGTGCGGCTGATGACGCAGCCCATTCCGTGGGCGCCGGATTTGCCGCTGAACGCAGACGGCTGGGTCGGGGACTTCTTTAGAAAGGATTGACGATATGACAAGGAAAGACAGAGAGGAAAACCCCGGCGAATCCTTTGACGGCGGTTATCACCTCTACGCAAAAGAGCAGCACGATGCGCGTGTTGCAAAGAACCCCGACCGGATTCAGTACGCCATAGAGCAGTTCCAGCGGAACAACATCGAGTTCACGCTGAAAAACGCCCAGAGCGGCCACTTCCACTGCCGCCGGCAGTCGGATGACAAGCTGTTTCAGTTCTGGGCGGGAACCGGCAAAATCATGGGCTACGACAATGTTCGCGGTATCCATGCGCTGATTAAGCTGCTCAAAAGGTAGGTGAGATTATGGCGCACGATAAGAAACCACATCTCTATAAGAACTCGGAGGGCTACAACGACCCAACTGTGGGCGAGGCGATGAGCAACATCGAGGCCGAGGAGCGCCGGGTGCTTGAGCGGATAAGCGCGCTCATCCCGATTATGAAGAAGACCGCTGAACTCGTCGGTTTTGAGGTGGTCGGGCGCATAATCCTCATGGATAAGGAAACCGGCAAGAAGTACAAGTAAAGGAGGGCTGGGCTTAATGCAATACGACAGAGAGATAACGATAACTGTCGGCAACAACCGAAAAAGCGTAAACTGGCAGCCCCAGTCCATCATGCTGTCAGAGTTCTACGAGAAGCTCAGGATTCCGAACCGCTCTACCGAGACCATGCAGGAATACCTGAACCTGAAAAAGTCGGAGCAGGACGATAAAAAGGACATCGGCGGGTTCGTCGCTGGTACGCTGTCCGGTCCGCGCCGCAGGGCGGGGGCCGTGACGGGCCGCGACATCATCACGCTGGATTTCGACACGATACCGCCGGGAGGCACAGATGAAATCCTGAAACGGGTGGACGGGCTTGGGTGCGGATACTGCATCTATTCCACGCGCAAGCACTCGCCCGCAAGCCCCCGTCTCAGAATATTAGTCCCTTTTGACCGGACGGTCACTGCGGACGAATATGAGCCGTCTGCACGGTTCGTGGCGTCCCTTATCGGCATAGAGTTCGCAGACCCGACCACGTTCGAGGCCACACGCCTGATGTACTGGCCGAGCTGCTGCTACGACAGCGATTATGTGTTCACCTTTAGCGACAAGCCGCTGCTTGACGCTGATGGGCTGCTGCGCATGATTGACGAGCGGCTTGGGGACTGGCGGGACGTGTCGAAATGGCCGCAGGTTCCGGGCGCGGATAACGCCTATAAGAAGCTGGCGATGAAGCAGAGCGATCCTCTGAGCAAGGCAGGCGTGGTGGGCGCATTCTGCCGCACATACGACATATACGGCGCGATGGACACCTACCTCGACGGTATTTACGAGCCGGTGGACAATTCACGCGGGCGTTTTACCTACCTCGGAGGAACGACAACGGGTGGCGCTGTGGTGTACGACAACGGGATGTTCCTCTACTCCCACCATTCCACTGACCCCTGCTGCGGCAGGCTTGTGAATGCGTTCGATTTGGTGCGTATGCACAAGTTCGGGGAGATGGACGACGGGGCTGACCCGAATACGCCCACGAACCGGCTGCCGTCGTATGCGGCGATGTGCAACCTCGCCATCGAGGACCCAAAGGTCTCGCGGCAGCTGGCAAAGGAACGGGCCGATTCTGCGGTCAGCGATTTTCAGGGGCTGAGCGAGGCGCCGGCTGCCGAAGCTGAGAACTTCGACTGGACGATGGACTTGGAGCTGAACAAGCAGACTGGTACGATAAAGGCCACCATCGACAATATCTGGCTGATTCTTGAGAACGACCCGCTGCTCAAAGGCAAGTTCGCCTTAAATGAGTTCGCGGGGCGCGGAGAGATCCTCGGCGACCTGCCGTGGAGCGCCTTTGAGAAGCGGCGCGGCTGGACTGACAATGACAATCAGGGGCTGTACTGGTACTTCGAGAAAGTCTACAAAATCACGGGCAACGGGAAAATCGACGGCGCGCTGTCCCTGCACAGCGAGAAGCACAAGTTCAACGATGTGCGCAACTACCTTTCGTCCCTGTCGTGGGACGGCATTTCTCGCCTCGATTCCCTGCTGATTGACTACCTCGGCGCGGAGGATAAGCCCTATGTGCGGGCGGTCACGAGAAAGGCATTCACGGCGGCTGTGGCGCGGGCTATGGAGCCGGGGTGCAAATATGACACCATGCTTATCCTCACAGGGCCGCAGGGCATCGGAAAGTCCACGCTGCTGGACAGGATGAGCAAAGGCTGGTTCAACGACGGTATCAGGACATTCGAGGGCAAGGAGGCAAGCGAGCTGCTGCAAGGCGTGTGGCTGGTGGAAATCGGCGAGCTGGACGCTTTCAGACGGACAGATGAAGCCCGCATCAAGCAGTTCCTCAGCTTGCGTTCGGACCGATTCAGGGCGGCCTACGGGCGGCACGTAAAGGATATACCGCGATGCTGTGTGTTCTTCGGCACGACGAATACCCCCGTGTTCCTGCGGGATAAGACCGGCAACCGCCGGTTCTGGCCTGTGGATGTGGGGGTGGTCCCACGCACAAAAACGGTATGGCGGGACCTCGATGACGAGCTGGACCAGATATGGGCCGAGGCGGTTATGCGCTGGCGGCTGGGTGAAACGCTGTACCTGACAGGCGAGTTGGAGGAGCTGGCGAGAGCCGAGCAGGAAGATCACAGAGAAGTCAGCAGCAAGGAGGGCATCGTCCTTGACTTCGTTGAGAAGCTGGTCCCGGAGGACTGGCAGAAGTGGTCGCTGGACAAGCGGCGGCTGTTCCTCAACGGCACAGTTGAGGGGTCTGCAAACCTTGTAAAGCGGGACCGCGTGTGCGCGCTGGAAGTCTGGTGCGAGGCGTTCGGCGGTCAGCCAAAGGATTTCAAGTATGCCGAGGCGACTGAGATAAATGACATCCTGCGGTCTATGCCGGGGTGGGAAAAGTCCTCGAACGGGCTGCGATTTGGCTACTGCGGATACCAGCGTGGGTTCCTCCGTCGCTGAAACATTGGGGATGAAACATCTGGGGCCGATTTCACCATAAGTCTAACATCAGGAAAAATTAGAGAAGTTTAGGCGGGAAATTCAACCCAATGTTTCACCCCTTGAATGTTTCAATGTTTCGGCCAATGTTTCACCAATGTTTCGGCTGAAACCCGCACCGTTACTGGCTTTTTGAGCTTTTGAAACATTGAAACATTCATTCTTAATAGAGAGAGAAAATAGGGATATTAGAAAGGATTTAGAATTATAGTCGCACGACTTACGCGCCTAAAGCGCCTAACGCGCCTATACGCGCGTAAAGTATAGAAACACCAATGTTTCAGGAGGAAAACATGAATGAAAGTCGAATTGAGCGCCGTCTTGTTGATGGCGTGAAGAAGTTGGGAGGTATGTGCCTAAAGTTCGTAAGCCCCGGCACACCGGGCGTTCCTGACAGGCTCATCATCACTCCAACTGGACGAATCATTTTCGCAGAGCTGAAAACCGAAACCGGTCGTTTGGCAAAGATCCAGCGGTATACGATTGGAGAGATGCAAAAGCGCGGCGCCGACGTGCGCGTGGTAAAGGGCATCGACGAGGTTATGCAGCTGCTTGCAGAAATTGAGGGAGGTGGGGGCCAATGAAGTTTGTCCCTTATCCGTATCAGCAGTATTGCATTGACAGCATTATTTACAACAGGGCCGTCGGCTTATTCCTTGACATGGGCTTGGGCAAGACGGTTATCACCCTGACTGCCATTCACGACCTGCGGTATAACAGATGGGAGGTTTCAAAGCCCCTCATCATCGCACCGAAAAAGGTTGCGGAGGCCACGTGGACTACGGAGGCGAAGAAGTGGGAGCACCTGAAAATGATGAGGGTCGTTCCTGTTCTCGGTACAGCGCAGCAGCGTATCCGTGCTTTGGCTACGCCTGCGGATGTCTATGTGGTGAACCGTGAGAATGTGCAGTGGCTGGTCGAGCATTTCAAAAATGCGTGGCCGTTTGACATGGTGGTGCTGGATGAAAGTTCCAGTTTCAAGAACTCCCAGAGCAAGCGGTTCAAATCCTTGAAGCTGGTGCGCAGCAGGATAAAGCGCATCGTGGAGCTGACGGGTACTCCGTCCAGCAACGGACTTGAGGATTTGTGGGCGCAGATTTATCTCTTGGACGGCGGCGCACGGTTGGGAAAGACCCTCGGCGCTTATCGGGATAAATACTTCGTCCCCGGCAGGAGAAACCGAACGACGATTTTCAATTACTCGCCAAAGGACGGCAGCTTCGAGATGATTAAGCAGGCCATCAGCGACATCTGCATCAGTATGAAAGCAGCGGACTACCTGACCTTGCCTGATATGCTGGTGAACAACGTGCCAGTAGCCCTTGACGCTGCGGCGGCAAAAGCCTATTCCCAGCTTGAGACGGAGCTGCTTTTGCAGGTGGACGAAGACATGATAACCGCCGGCAGTGCGGGAGTTCTGACGGGAAAGCTCTTACAGCTTTGTAACGGGGCGATTTACAGCGAGAACAAAACGGCGGTCAAAGTCCACGACTGCAAAATCGACGCTTTCTTGGAGTTGATTGAGCAGCTGCACGGGCAACACGCCCTTGTGTTCTACAACTTCCAGCACGACCGGGACAGGCTGGTTGAGGCTTTGGCAAAATACGACCTGCGCGTCAGGGTTTATTCCCAAGCGAAAGACGAGCAGGATTGGAACAACGGAGAAATCGACATCTTGCTTGCGCACCCCGCGAGCTGCGGCTACGGCCTGAATTTACAGCGCGGCGGCCATCACGCCATCTGGTTCGGGCTGACATGGAGCTTGGAGCAGTACGAGCAGGCGAACAAGCGCCTGCATCGTCAGGGGCAAGAGCATCCGGTCATCATCCACCACCTGATTGTGCAGGGCGGCATGGATGAGCAGGTAGTCGAGGCTCTCGAAAACAAGGGCGATATGCAAAACGCCCTGATGGACGCCTTGCGAGTGCGTATCAGTAAACTTCGCAGTTAAAAAAGGAGGTGCGTGGCGATGAACAAAGAGGAAATCGCTGAGGTGGCGCGGGTTGCGGCACAGGAAGTTCTTGCCAGAAAGGACGCTATCATTGACGAGGAGTTTGACGCCCGGTATCACGACGTTAATCTTCTGATGAAGAACTACCGGAAGCTGCGGGCGCACTATGCCCACGTTTCCCCGGAGACATTGGAGGTAAGCTGCATCTGCTCCATGCGCCGGAAGACAGGGCTGATGATGAGCCACGTTGACAAGATGCTGGCGGCGTATGAGGCTCTGTGCAAGGAGGCGGTGAATCCCGATGAGGCCCGCCGATGGGAGGCACTCAACCTGCGGTACATCGACGAGGACAGGCTTAGCGTGGATGAGATTGCCGAGCGGCTGAACATCGACAAGCGGACGTTCTACCGGGACATCAACCGTGCGATGGAGGATATGGCTGTCCTGCTGTTTGGCATCGAGGCCATAGGCTCGTGGAAACATAAAAGATAGTGAATCAGGGAGCTGACGAGGCTCCCTGATTTTTTATTCTCCGTTGCTTTTCGAGAAAATTTTTCTGAAAAAATTTTAGAAAAAGCATTGACGAAAACGACTTAAAGTGCTATAATAAGAATGTAAAGAAAAAGGAAAAGCCCGTAAGGAGGTTGAACAGAATGAATGACTGCATCAAAGCCGAAATGGAATACCGCGAATGGCGTGAATGCCCGCTTTGGTATTGCGTGAAGACGCTGCTCAGAGCGGACGGCAAGATGGAAAGCGAGATTGTTTCCGACGAGAAAACCAAAATCCCCATCGCCATTCAGAGCCTTGAGAAACCGCAGGACGGCGTGTTTGAGGACGCAAGCGGCACGACATATTACACCTACCATCAGGGATATGAGGCGGCAGCGAAGCAGGTAGCCGCCGCGAGCATATAGGCAAATGCGGCAGACCTTTTCAGTCATTTGCAACTCCTACTCCACCACCGCCTCCCGGCGGCTTTTTCTTTGCCTGAAATCGTATTGGCACAGGAATAACTTATCTCCGAGGGATGTTTCGCGGTAATATACTCCGCTTTCGTACCACTCGCGCAGTATTCTTTCGCCCTCCCTCATTTCAGGCATACTGGACTTCGCCTGCTGTGCAAGCTCCGTCGCAACCGCGAGTAGAACAGAGGTGGCGGCGGTCATTCTTCTTGCTCAGCGTCGTCGGCCAAAAGCTCCTCGATGGTGCAGCCGTACAGCTTTGCAAGAATGGGCAGCTTGTCCGCTCGCGGCTTAGCAAGACCGCGTTCCCACTTGCTTACAGCGGATTCCTGCACACCGACGATCTTTGCGACCTCTCGCTGTGTGGGAATCGCCCCGCGAAGTCTACGCTCTCTCATAACATTCATTGTTCCACCTCCTTTAGTGTCCTGCGGGTCGCTTTCTTTACTTACAGTCTTATTATAGCACTTCATTTCCTCAATGTCAACTCCCATTCTTGAATTTTTCCCGAAAAAATCCTGCATTGACAACTTGAATTAAAAGACATATAATAGACTTACAGTAAAGGAGGTAGACCTATGGACGGGTTCGGAGAACGACTTAGACGGTTGAGAAAAGACTGCGACATCACACAGAGCCAGTTGGCAGAGGTCATCGGCGTTGTGCCGTCCGCAATCGGGAAATACGAGCGCATACCGCAGGCGTTCCCGAGCGTGGAGGCGTTAATAAAGATAGCCGACTACTTCAATGTGAGCATCGACTATCTGCTGAGAGGGACGCAGACCGTCCCCGCCGTTGAGAACAACATCAGTGGCCAGCTGACGAACAGTCCTTTTATCCAAGCCAACCACGGAGGCGTGGTGATTAACGGGGAGCAATCCATTTCGCCGGAAGCGATGGAGCTGCTGCATATCTACGAACAGCTGAGCGGCAGAGAACGGTTGAAGCTACTTAACTTTGCCGTCGAGTTAGAGGAGGGTACAAAAGAATGAGAGTATCGTTAGACATTAAAAAGAAGTGCGCATTCTTCTGGCTGCGGGCAATCCGCTCTGCCCGCATCGACAAGTGCTGTGCGAAATGCTTTATTGGCGACGCCTTTCACGAGATATTCGAGGGGACGCGCTACAAAGACAAGGCTCATGTAGAGCTGGATATTGAACCGGACGCAAGGGTAAAAGCCTACTATCTCTGCGGGCTGAGCAACGGCTTTAAGTATGACGAGAATACGCACGTGGCTTTCGTTCCGTGCGAGGGACAGAATATCGAGATTGAAAACGACCGGATTCGGCTGGTGATTACGGACGCTCGCCAGATTGACTTCCAGAGTTACCAGCCCCACCCGGAGGGCGAATTTACCGAGGAGCAGCGCACCTGCCGTAACTGGATCTTCGCCAACTACCTGTTAGACGGGATGCCGCTGTGAGACGGGCAGCCCTCTATATCCGCGTTTCCACGCTGGAACAGGCACAAGAGGGCTACTCCGTAGGCGAGCAACGGGAGCGCCTGATTGCGTACTGCAAGGCGCAGGATTGGCTCATAGCAGACATATATGTGGATGGGGGTTACACAGGCAGCAATCTGAACCGCCCCGGCATCCAAAAGCTGATGAGCGAGACAGAGAAGTTTGATGTGGTGCTGGTCTACAAGCTGGACCGGCTCTCCCGCTCGCAGCGGGACACGCTGTATCTCATCGAGGAGATATTCAGACCAAACAAGGTGGATTTCGTCTCCATGCAGGAGAGCTTCGATACCTCGTCCCCGTTCGGCAAAGCCATGATAGGTCTGCTTGCAGTATTCGCCCAGCTGGAACGTGAGCAGATAAAAGAGCGCACGTGGATGGGGCGAGTAGCCCGCGCCAAGACCGGACTTCATCACGGAGGCGGGAATATCCCTATCGGGTACGACTACGAGGACGGCAAGCTCATCGTAAATCCATACGAGGCTGAGCAGGTTCGGAAGATATATGAGTGGTATCTTTCCGGCGCATCACTGAAAGCCATAACGGATAAATTGCAGGACGCAGGGTACACAAATAAGTACAGCAGCTACAATTCGTGGTCAAGCGTGAGAAACATCTTGGAGAATGAAACCTATATCGGGCGCCTGCACTTCGGAGGTGTCGTTGTGGATCACGCGCATGAGGCGATAATAACGGAGGAACAATTCAATGCCGCACAAATATTGCGTGGAAAGCGCAGAGAGCAGTTCGGGAGCCACGCTTTCCAATCCAAGCACGTGCTGACCGGACTTCTGTTCTGCGGACACTGCGGGGGCCGGTACTACCTGCGCAACACAGGAAAATATTCTTATTATGCCTGCTACTCCCGAACAAAGCAGATGAAGAACATGATAAAGGACCCTAACTGCCAGAACAAGATATGGCGGGCGCAGGACTTGGAGCCTATCATTGAGGAAAAGATACTTGCGCTGCTGCGCAATCCGCAAATTGCGGAGGAGCTTGCCGCCGGCAAGCCGAAAACCGCAGCCCCGGTAAGCAAGAACACCGATATTGAGCGCCGCATTCGTGAGATAGACCGGCAGATCGGAAAGCTGATGGAACTGTACCAGCAGGACGATATACCGCCCGAGCTGCTCGGTGAAAAGATAAACAGGCTGTACGGTGAGAAAACCGCATTGGAGAACTCCATAGCCCCGGTCAAGGAGACCGATGCCATGCCGCTCGATTTAGTAGCCGAGCTTATAACCAACGCTGCGGAAATATGGGACTTCGCTGATGAGAACCAGAAACGGCGCATCCTGCAAAGCCTCATATCCCGCATTGTCCTGACCGACGACCAAGTTGATATTGAGTGGGCGTTTTAGCACAAAAGAAAAAGCCCTCCTGCACAGGAACAATCCTGCACGGGAGGGCTTTTGGCTTACTTGGTTTCGGCGTTCAGCTGAGATACTGCGATAGTGGCGGCGGTGGCAGCCGCAGTGCTGGCAGCCACTTCGGTGGCGCCGCTGGTAGCGGACGGGAGCGCAATCTTCTGACGGCGCACCTCGGCTTCAATTTTAGTTGTTAGGTACTCGGTGAGGTCGCCGTACAGCGCCTCGATAAACGCCTGAGCAGCGGGGCTGATGGACGCCAGACAAGCGGTGAGCGCCTTTTGCGCCGCCTCTTTCTGGGCCTCCAAGTCAAACTTACCGGCCTGCTTCAAAGCGTCAACGTAAGTCTGGCTGATGGCTGCTACGGCAGCGGAAACCGCATCGGCGATTTCCGTGATGTAGCCCTGTGCCTTGACATCATCCGTCTCGGCGGCCACATTTGCGGCAACCCGCTTGATGTAAGTGATGGCGAATGCGGTCAGCACAGGAACCGCAGCCGTGATTACGGCAATCAACAGGTCAGACAAAAGTTCGTTCATAGTGATAACCTCCTAATTACAGCTTTTCGCAGTGGTCGAGGGAGATCCAGCCTGCGCCGGATTTCAGCTTGCCCCACTTCGAGGCCCCTGCACCGGTGGCCTCCTGCACAATGGTGTAGACGCCCGGCTTGATTACGCCTTTCTTGGCGTTGTTCGTTCCGGGGCCGCTGCGGATATTCAGGTCGGTGATTTTCACGCGAACTGTATAGTTGACCGCAGCAGAACCGCCGGCCACCGAGACAGCGCTTGCGTCCACCCATCCGTAGACGTTGCTTGTGCCGTCGGTGTGGATGATGTGATACGGGTGCTTGGCATTGGCAGACACGGCGGTAATTTTGGCTGGTCCTGCCTTTGCAGTGGAGCCACTGGCGGCGTTCGCACTGGTGTAGTGCTTACCGCCCGCAAAATTCACAACCGTGCCTACGCCCAGCCCGGCGGCAGGGGCGCTCGGTGTCGAGGGCTGCGCGGTGGAGCCGCCAAGCTGCGCTGTTACCTTGCTGGCGAGATCGCCCATACGGGCGAACATCCAGTTTCCGGGGCAGCTCTTGTTGGCGAACCACCTGTGGACAGTTAAGACCATCTCGTCCGACTTCGGAGAGTAGTTGAGCGTCTTGTTCTTATCGCCCAGCCAGAGCAACTTCTTCTTGCCGTTTCTGCGGCAGATGTCCACGCACAGAGTAATGAGCTTCTGATACACCACGTCCTTAAAAGCATAAGGTTCGGTGGTATCAGATGCGCACTCGATGGTTACGGCCCGCTGGTCGTTTTCGTTGGAAGAAGTACACCAAGAACGATTGCCCTCATCCACACACAGGAGCACCCGCCCGTCAGGGCCGATGCCGTAATTGCAGGACGCCTGACGGGACGTAGGTGCGAAGATATTGCCCAGCGTTTCGACGGAGCACTGGCCCACCACACAATGCGGAGTGATGCGGTCAATGGCGTGGGTGCGCTTGCCCGAATGGTTTGGGCTGAGTTTTGTGTAGTTTACAAGTGAGCTGTTTCCCATAAGATTTCCTCCATTTCCGGGCTTTGCTGCTGCGGCATACCTGTCAAAGTAGGTCTGCCCATAGCTGGCTCTTTTCACCTTTACCGCCTCGCTCTGGTCTGCGGGGCGCTCGAAGTTGAGAAGAACGCTGTCACTGGCAGCCCGCACAGTGGTGGCGGTTTTCAGCGTGGACAGAACCTGCTTGTAGCTGCCTGACAGCTCCTGAAAAAGAAAATCGAGCTGCATTTCCAAGTCTCCAATGGACTTTCCTGCGGCTCGTGCGAAGTCAAGCATATTCTGTTTTCTGCTCCAAAACGTCCACTGCGCGAGGCCATATCCTGCGCTGTCACGGACGAAGTTCTGATACGAACCGCTGTCCACAGCGGCGGTATAACTGTCATCCGTAAAGCCCAGCTTCTTCTCGTAGGTGTTTTGCAGGTTCTTCGGGGAAAGCCCGCTCTCTGCGAACAGGTTTCCCATCAGCCCTGCGGCGCCGGCTTTGCTCAGCCCTTTCCCGATGAGGTAGTTCCAGATCCTCTCCTCATTCGTGCTCATGCTTTACTCCTTTCAACCGGTCCCGGAGTTTGTGTGTTCGACAGAGGGCCTGTCCTTGTCCGGCCACCGGTTATTTTTACTCAGGTTTTCGACAGCGGATTTTATGCAGTAGGCAAGCACCACACCGATAATCTCCGTAACTGCCACTTGGGACAGGCTCTCGGCAATCTGCATCTTGTCGAGGTAGGCAAGGATATAGCTGCACCACACCCATGCAAACCCGTTTATCAGGCAGACCCAGATTACCTTTTTGGTAGTCTCCGCTTTCTGCTTCTTCGTCTTGCGGCTCTTTCCGCTGCTCAAGCGAATCAGCAAGAGAGAGCCTAAGACACCGAGGAAAACGGACGCTACCGCAGTAAGAACAATTACCACGGCATTCCTCCTCCTTTTACTTCACAGGCAGCTCCATGACTTCCTCCATGAGTTTGTCCAGATTCCCATTCCCGCCAAGCGCGTTATGATAAACGCCGTGCATATCAATCAGGTCTTGGCGGTCGTCGAAGTCGATTTCGCCATCCCGAATGAATCGTCTGCCCAGATATTTAATGCAGTCATGCAGAATCACACGTTCGCCGACCCGCAGCGATGCAAGGTCATCTTGGAGCCGCTTGGTTGTGTCCTTTTCCTGCTGCTCATCGGCAGCCTGCTTATCGGCGTCCCTGTCCTCTTTGGCGGCCTTGCGGTTAAGATGCCACATGATAACCCCGTCAAGGGTCTTCATCGCGGCAGCCGCAACGCCGCCACTTAACAGGCAGAGCACAATTTCGTTCATGTCAATCCCTCCTCTGCGATTACAGCCCGTCAATTACCTCGACGGCGTAGTCCAGACAGCTTTTCGCTGTCTGGTTTTTCTCCCGCCAGTATTCTGCCGCCCCTCCCGAAAGGCTGTCGGCCACGGCCTTGATAATGAGGCACGGGACCCGATTTCGGTCGCAGGTGAGCAGAATGGCTGCGGATTCCATGTCGCAGATGTCGGCTCCGAACTCATTGTGCAGCCATAGCTTCTCTGCGGCGTCTCCCACAAACTTGTCGCCGGATGCGCAAACCACCCGATGGAGTTCGGGGGAGGCCAAATCCGTGAAAGCAGTGCTTACCGGCAGCAGCCGGTCCGGGTATTCCAAATAGCGGCCAGCCGGCACATTATCAACAGCAAACAGGTCATATTGGTAATGCGCCACCTTTACCACGACACATATCTCGCCGGGATGCAAGGCGTCGGTACAGCCGCCCACAACGCCATAGTTGAGGACCGCCGCCACCTTGTACTTGTCGATGAGGTACTGCGTTGCTGCCGCCGCATAAATTTCGCCAGCTCCACACCGAACGGCGTAGAGCTGGCAATTCTTCGTCTGGTAGAGGGTTACACCCATCTTATCTTTCATGGGTCGGCCCTCTCCGAACCGTTGCCGCAGAGCGTCATCCTCTACGGCAACGACTAATCCAACTTTTCTCACGGCTGCTCACTCGGCGCGGCGGTCTTTGCCGCATACTCCTCTCCGGTGATCTCCTTGTACTTTTCGGCGGTAATCTCGCCGTCCTCCACGCGGGACGCCAGCTCGGTCTTTACCCCGCTGCGGCGGTAATCGGGAACGGAATCCCAAACCTGTGTACCGGCAATCAGTCTGTTAGCCCAAATTTTGTTCATTGATAGTACCTCCCTCACTAATTGTGCTGATGATAGCGTCAATTTCGCATACAGCGTCCTCAACGGCGCTGATACGCACATCGTTTGCGTCGTCCTGCTCGCACATGGCGTCTTCGATTTCGCCCATCCGTGCGCCGGCAAGCTCGTCGTACTCGCACAGGGCGTCCTCCAATGCGGCAGTGCTCTCCACAAGCTGCTGGGCGACGGGGCCGGTCTTATCGGTAAACCGGTAGTGCCGGTCAATCTCGTACCAGTCGTAGCAGTTTCCCTCGCCGTCCTCCAAGCTGTCCAGCTTTCGGACCACACGGAAACAGTCTGTCACGGTCTGGTCGGGATAGCTCCGCTCAATCTGGTGAAACCCGGTCAAATCGGAATGCTCACTGCCCTTTGTCTTGAGGACTTCGATGTCTTCCTGCGTTCCAAATACATACTCCACGTCAGTTCCTCCTTTCGCTGCTTTTGACGGATGATTCTTTTCAGGTCACGCACAAGGCGTTCGCCTTTATACAGAAGCCGGTAAAGGTTGTAGTTATTGCAGTGTTTCAGCTGTCCGAGCCTTGAAATCAGGCTCGCAGCCGCTCCTGCCATGATGCGCTTGCCTTGTCTCTTTCTCTTGCGGTATCGGGCAATCGCCCGTTTGATGCGCAGGAGATTGTGCTTGCGCGGAATTGTGAAGCCCCGACCGTACCGATACCCTATGGCGTTTGGCAAACGGCTCTTTTGCCTCGCAAATCCGCGCCTCGGTGGTTCCAGCGGCGTTTTCGGGTTTACGCGGGCAATCGGAAATATCTGCCAGTCGCCTTTCAGTTTAAGCTGATGCTCCGTCAGCCATTTCTCAATGAGGAGCCGGAGCTTTTTCAGCTTTCGCTTATTCGGACCGAATACCGTGAGGTTGTCCATGTACCGGACATAGTGGGCGCACAGCCCGCTGTCACGGATCATCTGGTCCAGCGGCTGCAAAACGGTGTTTGCGAACCACTGCGAGGTATAAGAGCCGATACGGACGCCATCTTTCACAATGCGCCAAATCAGGTCGAGGACGCGCCGGTCTTTAATCAGGCAGCGCATACGGCCCATCACAACCTCCGGTTTCAGGCTGTCGTAGAAATGGCGCACATCGCCGCACAGCTCGTACCGAGTACCTTTCGGGTCGTGGTTCATCCAGCTTTCGATTGCCGCCCGTGCTTGGTGCGGGCCTCTGTCCCTGATACTGCCGCAGCAGTAATGGTCCATGCCCCGCATGAAGATTGGCTGCAAAATCTGGATAAGCGCGTGGTGGATATACTGGTCGGGCCACTGCGCGGGTTCGCTCACCGTTCTCCACTTCTGGGCGCTTGCGTCCCATCTGCGGGTCGTGTGAGGCGGCTTCTGTTCAAAGCCGTCGATGATGATTTGCCGCAGCTCCTTGATGCGCTCCTCTTTGGTTTCCTCCACCCAAGCAGTGCATTTATTCGGGCGGTGGTGGGTGCGCCAATGATGTGTGCGGTTTACTTCGTCGATGGCTCTTGATAAATTCTCATCTGAGATTAAAGGTTCAAATAGGTTCTTTGCTCTTTTCACAGGGACTTGTATCCTCCTTTTAGCTGTACGAGCTTTCCAACGCCTCTTTCGAGGTGTACTAACCCGCTCCCTGAACTGCTTATCTTCACCGAGAGGTGCGCGACTACCTGTGCCGTGGTTTGGAGGTTTGTCAGCAAGACACATAAAAGGGTGCGGCAGCCGATGTTCGTGTTCGCGTTCGACACGCTGTTGTAGTTGACGTAGAACAAGCCGTGGTTGGTGTTCTGGTTGTAGTTGCCACCAACGTAGAGGCACGGGTTCGACGAGTTGAAGTTCCAGTTATCGCACGTTACGCCGAACAGTTGACATCGGTACTGCACAGGTAGCCCCGGATGGTCCCCGCGCTTCGCGCGGGTCCCTTGTGAGGGGGCTTCGCCCCCTCACGCTCCCCCATTAAGGGAGTTCTTGGAGGCGGCAGCCGATGCCCGTGTTCGCGCTCGACACGCCGTTGCAGTAGACGCAGAACAAGCCGAGGTTGGTGTACTGGTTGTAGTAGCCACCAACGTAGAGGCACGGGTCCGACGAGTAGAAGTTCCAGTAATCGCACGAGTACGTGGAATCGCTGCCGCTTGCAGCAGTCGGGTAGAACATCGGGAACCCGCCAGCCGTAGCGACATTGAATGCGGACGGCCAACCGTTCGACGGCGTACCGACGCTCGTGCCGCCGCTGCTGTCGCTGAAATTGTTGGGGTTCAGGATGAGGTTCAGCCCGTTGCCGTTATAGTAGCAGCCATCCATCCAATCGTAGACGTTATCCCACAGGCCCTCGATGTTGCGGTACTGCACACCTACGCCGTAGGTCGTGCGGGAGGTCTGCATCGTGCCGGTGTGGTAAGGCATACTGTCAGATGCGCCCATATTCTGCACACCGCTGCTGTTGCCGCAGCCGTAGCCGATTTTTGCCTGAGAGTTCCAGTCGGCAAACTCCACGATGTAGAGCAGCCAGATGGTGAACCGCATGGCGAAATCCATCTGCCAGAAGTTCGCGCCGAGGGCGTGGATGCCGCTTCGGGCAGCGCTTCGGGTGATGTTGTTCTTCGGCGTCACACCGGTTTTGCTCTTGTAGTCGCTGGCGCAGTGATACCTGCCGATGTAAACGACATCCCGCTCGCCGTGTCCATCGCCCCTGTTCATGTGGGCGGGGGAAACCGAGAAGCCTGCGGTCGCTTGGTCGGCGATCTGGATTTTGATGCTGCTGCCGCTCTTGGTGAGCTTGTACCAGAACTTCGGAATAGCGACCATCGAGTTGCCCGAGCGAGTGGTCTTTGTCATTCCTGCCCACGGCTGCAAATTGTCAAACGGCGAGCTGTAACTGCCCGCACCAGCCACATAGGGAACGGGGTCGATAAAACCGGCGGCTTTATCGGTTCTCGTCCATTTTGTGGTACTTGTGCCATCCCAGCTCGCGCCGTAGATATTCACGAAGTTTACCTCGACCCTGCAAGTCTTATCCGCAGGGGCTGTATGGTTCGTACCGGCTGCCACCTTTACTGTGATGGTAGCCACACCGGAGCTTTTGCCCGTGACCGTGATTTTGTTCCCAGAAACGCTGACTTGGGCAATCCCGGAGCTGCCGGAGACGGCAGAAATCGCGCCATCGCCCGCACGGGTAACGGTGATTGTGCCGGTCTTCGTGGTGTTGTTCAGTGTCATATTGGTCGGGTCAAGGCTGAGGGAGCCTGCCGCCTTTCCAATCGTCCAGTTCACCGTCTTTGCGGTCGTAGTCCCGTCCGCCCACTTGTAGTTAGACCCCGGCGTGAAGATTGCGCCGTAGGTTCCCGCATTGGTAGCGGAGTTCGTGCCGCTGATGGACATTTTGCCGGTGTCGTAGTCTGTCCATGTAGGAGACTGGGGGGAGCCTGTGTAGGTCAGGCTGCCGCTCGGCGTGGGCGTTGCGATGGACGCCCGGTTGATAGTCCACTGGACGGTCTTGGCGGTCTCCGTATCGTCAGACCACTTAAACCCGGACTTCGGCGTGAACGTCGCCTCATAAGTGCCGGCATTCGTGGCCTGCGTTGTGCCGCCGAGGGTGAGCTTGCTTTCATCGTAATTCAGCCACGTAGGGGACTGCTGGCTGCCTGTAAAGGTCAGCGTCCCGCTGGGGGACGGAACGACGTTGATTGTGTTCGTGAGGTCTGTGATGGCCTCAGACGCGGATTCCGCAAGTTCTTTTGCGTCCTGCGCAAGCGCCCTGACCGTTTCCAGCTCAGAGGCGCTTACGCCGGGGATATTTACAGATCCATACGCCATGAATGTTTCCTCCTCTTTTAGTTTTCAGGCTCTTTCATAAGAACCACCGTCGCTGTGATTTCGCTCTCCGGGGCTTTTTCCGCATAGAGACGGATTCCACCGGAGAGAGTGCGGCACACAGGGTACAGACCGCACTTCTTTGCCGTCGCAAGCTGCTTCGGCTGGACATTGACAATCGGAATCAGTGCCTCTGTCACGCTGTCGAGCGGGATGTCCACGTAATAGACGCCCTCGGGAGCCTCGGACGCCCCAATATCCCATCCGGTTTTCGGGATAGTAAGCGCTCTCTCCTCGATGCTCGAAAGGCCGCCGTGAGCGGCAGGGTCATTGTTGTGCGCCAAAATGGACTGCTCAACCTCGCCGATGGTGGCGATTGCCTCCGGGTCAATCACAGCCGTAACCGTGTCTACGTCGCCCACCGCCGCGATCAAATCGAATGTGGCGAGCTTTCCTACGACCGAGCTTGCGGGGCGAATCCATTCAGGCTCGTTCTCCAAGCACAGGTAGGTGTATGGGACTTCGCCATCGTCCGGGTCTTCCGCGAACAGGACGATGTTCGTCAGGTAAAAGCCAGATTCAACGCTCTCGCTCTTGATGCGGACCGTGACCTGACACTCGCCGTCCACAGGGTTTGATACCGCCGCAATCTGTGCATCCATCACATACCCCGCAGGGCCTGTCATGGTCTTCGGCGTCAGCCCCTCCGGGATTGTCCCGTTTCCGACGGCGGCTTTTGTGTAGTGCATTTGGCAGCGTCCGGCGAGGACTTTTCCGATAAGGGCGATACCGGTCAAAGAGCCGTAGCTGCCGTCCTCAAACTTCGACATTCTTATTCCTCCTTGTCAACTCGTTTGGATTTGATTCTGGTGTGGTATACAGCGCCCCCTGCGCCCTCCTGCGTAGCCGTATGCGCCCGATTCTGCGGCGGGTGGGCCGCAGATACCTCCGTAGGCTGAAACGCGCCGTAGAGCGTTTTCAGGGTCATTCTGGCGTCCCTGTCCTTTGTAAATGGCGGGGCGCTCTGCTCGGTCGCCGCATATCCGCAGTGCCGCACGACAATCTCATGACGATAAGTGCTGTGGGTCCGCAGGTAAAGGCGCAGTCCCACGCCCGCCGCGAGGATTCGCTTGATGGCCTCGGCAATCAAATCCAGCATCTCAATGCGTTCCGGGGACAGGAGCTTCTGGTCCACGAACAGCTCGATTTTGGCCGGATAGACTTCATCGAGCATGACTTCGGACACATCCACTTCCAGCAGGGCGCTTGCCGCCTCAATGACGGTGTTGATGTCGCCGCCGGAAAGCTGCGCCATTAGCTTCACCTTGATTGCCATGCGGTAGAACCTGTCATCAGGGCTGATACGGGCGACGCCGAAATTGGCCCCGTACCGGTCGAGGACCGCGCCCTCCGCATAGTCGATGTCCTCCCACAGCTTTATCAGCTCGGTCTGCTTCTCGACGGAATCCAGCCCCCATGCGAGGATAGCGAACAGCTTTCCGATGTTCGTTTCGATGGGGAGGTCCCGGCGGCGGTTATTGTAGTCTTTTCTTGTGTAGGCGCTCGTCAGCGCATACAGCATTTCAGAAAGATAGTTCCTCATTCGACCGTCACCTTGCTTTCGTCAGTGACCGCCTTTTCACGGGCTGCAATCGTGATGTTCTCCCGGCTGAACGCAGAGCCGTTGGAGCTGATTTGCAGGTCGAAGTCAACAACCCCCGGCACTTTAAGCACCTCGGTCGGCAGGGTGACACAAATCACGTCCTGTCCGATAGCCATACCGCCTCTCGTGTTGGAGCCGATATACTCGACGATGTTCTGCTTGATACGGTCAATCCCGTCAAGCGGGAACACGCTGTCGGTTTTCAGGCCGGTGATTTTCACCCAGACATTCACAGGCGTTGGGCGGCTGAACTTGATTTTGTGCGTCGTGCCGGCAGAGCTTACGACCGACACAGAAGTGTTTCCGTAGGTCTGGATGCCCGCCGCCTTTCTGCGGAAGATGGCTCCTGCCACGTCTTCATCGAGGCCGCCATAGGCGATAATTTCAATGGAGTGGGGAGGCAGCCCGCTCTCGCTCTGAACGTCGGTATCGTTCTCCTCGCCGGCCACCGCTATGACCGCCTCGACGCTCTCGTAGATCTCAGCGACAATGGCGTCGATATTCACGCCGCCCGCAAAGTCCACGGACAAATAGTACCGCTCACGGAACTCCGCATCGGTTTCCGTATTTCTGCCGCCCTCGAACGCAGAGGCGTTCGTGACGGCTTCGATGCCGCTCATGGGGTTCACAATATTGGTGATGGTGTTCTTCTCTGTATTCCCGTCAGGCCCCGGCACAACAGCGGTCGCGGAAAGGGTGACGCTTCCGCTGGTTATCACACCGGATTGCAGAGTGATGTACTGCTCTCCGGCAGTCGTTTCAGCAAGGTAGCCCTCCGGGACCTCCACGCCGTCCTCGCCGGTAAAGGTCAGGTAGCCGACCGCTTTCTGCGCCCCGAGCAGTTTCAAGCCAATCGCCCGTCCGAGGTTATAGAGGCTCGTCCCGACAGCGGTGTCAATGAACCGGCTGTTATACACATCTTCCAGCGTGGAGAACAGGAGGTTCAGCATCCAAGCGTAGATGCGCAGGAACACGCCAAGCGGGGAGCGCACGGTCAGGTTTGCCCGCGACCCGTACAGCTCGCGCGCTTTGTATTCCAGAGCGTCCAGCAGCTCCGCGTATGTAGGGCGTCTGAAACCGGCGTCCGTCAGGCCCCAATCTGTGGTCTTCGCCATTATGCCGTCACCTCCAATGCTATTTTCTCGCCATCCGAAAGGGTGGCGGTAAGTTCAACAGTTATTGTCCGCCCCTCATAGGAGACGGAGATTGAATCAATCTGGGACACATCGGGGTCCTGAAACACGGCCTCCCGAATGACCTCTTTTATCTCGTCATCGTCAACGTCGTTCATGCTCTGACCGACGATGCTCTCATAATCAGTGCCGTGCGTCTCATCAGCGAAGAACTCCGCTTTCCACGCAAGGAGCGTGTGGCGCACGTTTTGTACGGTGGTGTCGTCCCCGTATATCTTCTTGAACGACCCGTCGGTGTCAAACACCAAATCCCTCGATTCCGGGTCGATAAGCAGTGTCATGTTATCCATACTGCCTCCTTATCCGGGCTGCCCCGTTCTGCCTCCCGAATCTCCGGGGTGCGTGTGGTGGGCGCCGCTTATGCTACTCTCGGCAAGGACATCGCCGGCAGCGGTCATGTTGCCCGCCGCGCTTATGTTGCCGGAGCTGTTCACGTTCCCCGTCACGGTCAGGTTTCCCTTTATTGCAACGCCTGCCGCAGATACCGCCACATAGACGCTGCCGTTTTCGGTGGCGAGAACAAGGCTGTCTGCCGGTAGGCCGGAGGACGAGTAGCTGCCCGCCACGATTGCGCCGATGAAAATAGCGTCTGTCGTGGCATGGTTGCGCTCCGTGAGGGGCTTGGCTTCTTTGCCGCCCGTGACGGTGCTGTCCATGTCGTGGTCGAGGTAGACCACCACGCCGGTGTCTCCCACCTTTATCCACGGCCTTGTGATGAACCCGCCGCAGCGGGTACACGCCACGGGTACGCCCAAAATAGGCGGCTGGCTCTCATATTTCCCGTTCTGCAAATGCTTCGAGAGCGGCTGAACGTCCACCGTCATCTTCGCGGGGTCAAAAGCCACGACCTTGACGGTAGCCGCCACGCAGATGGATTCCGCAAGCCGCTTGTCGTGGATCTGCTGGTATTCGTATTCGTTGATAGCGGACATTCCGCAGCTCCTTTCTCAATAAGGTTTCAGCTCCATCGAAGTTTCCCAATCGCCCGTCCTGCCGCCCTTGTGGGAGCCTTTCACCACAATGAAACGGCCATTCAGGTTGCTCGACTGGATTTTTACCACCTCGGCAGTGGCTATCCGATAATTGAGCAGGCAGGAACGGGAAATGGTGTCATCGTCCCGGTCCTCGCCGGTTTTCTGGGAGTTCAGGTCAGTCTCATACGGTATCGCTACTTTCTCCTCATCGGCCCTCAGCAGGCCGGTAGCGGAGGTAAGGGTCACGCCGTTGTTGATGCCATCGTCCGCTTTGGTGATGTAGATTTGCCCGGTCGCCCGGATGATGAACCGGCTCTTACACTCGTTCACCACAATCTCCGTCAGCACCTGCTTCAAATTTCCCCGGCACACCCGCCCACGCGGGTAGCTGATGTCCTCAGTCAGCTCGCACTTGGACACCTCCACACCAAAGATATTCAGCAGGTCGCGCACGATGGCAGACGCCTTTATCCCTTTGGCGTAGGTCTTGTTTATCAGGCTGCCGAGTATCTCGTCAGCGCACGGCTGCACCGTCAGGGTTGAGGTCCAGTCGGTGTTGGCTTGTTTGTGTTTCAGGCCGACCACTTTTCCGATGAGGACGCAGCCGACATCGCCCTCATACCCGGCGTTCAGCACAACCGGGTCGTTTTTCTTGATTCCGGCTCTCGTGGCTGCGGAGAGGTTCGTGACCTTTATCGTTGCCACAGGCGGCTCGTCGCTGTCCTCAAACGGGATTTCAAAGGTAAAATTCAGGCCGCCGAGGGAATACTGCTTATTGCCGATGGTGAGCGTCGCGTCCCTGATCCAGAATGCCATGTCACTGCACCGTCCTTTCCCGGAGATACAGTTTCACGTCTTTCCCGAAGTTCTCTTTCGTGACCTCCGAAACGCTGTCTCCTGTGATGCACAGGGGGATGATAACCGGTATCGGGAACCGCTCGTCCTCCACCACGTTGAACAGCGGGCGGGCGTAGCGGACGATTTCACCGAACACAAGGACATTCCCATTTGCGTCAAGCAGGTCTATCGTATAGAACCCACCGGTATCGTTGTACTTGACCGTAAAGCTGAACGTCTTGTCGGTCAGTTTGATGGAGAATGAGTACGGCACTTTCGATGCGTCGATGTTGATGTACTCAATATCTTCATTCAAGTCAATCAGTTGCAGCGCCATACTTCACCCCTCCTCAACGCCGCGCCAGACCGTCATAGCCGCCGGTGATCCGCGTGAGCGGAGCGGCGCTGCCGCCCGATACATTTACGGACCTCAGCGCCGCCGCAGCGGTGGAGCTTACGGACTGGATAGCCAAAATTGCCATACCCGTGCTCACTGTTCTGGCAAGCTGCGGGTTCTGGCTTTTCCCCGCGTCTTGGCTCGTCATGGCAAGCTCAGCATCCATCGGAACAAACTCCGATGAAGTTATCTGCACCTGCTTGAGTGTGGCCGAAAAAGACGCGCCGTGCCGGTTTTTATAAGACCGGTCAAACTTTAAGCTGGTGAAAACGAGATTGTTCATCCGGGTCACACCGATGTATGTGATAACGTCCCGGCGGTCACGCATAGACTTTAGGGCGTTGATTGCCCCGTCGCCTCCGATAATCGTGCCGGAGATGTTGAGCGTACCCGCCGCATTGTTCACATGGTCGTCGATGTCAGCCCCGTCTTCCACAGGATTTGAAGTGACGGAGCTGCTGTAACTCTCGCTTTCCTTTTCGATTACGCCGTTTTCGAGCGGGATGAAACGGACCGTACCGCCTTTTCTCCCTCTCAGCACATACGCCATTCTCAATCCCTCCTATCAGTAAGCGTATTGGTTTTTAAGCACCATGCGCTCGCGCTCCTCCTCCCGGAACTCGTTATACAGCTCACGCACGGTATCGCGCAGCGAGGTTTTCAGGTTCTCCGTGGATTCCTCATCCGCGTTGCCCTGAACGATGACGGTAATCTGCGGAGCAAACGCAGGACTGCCGCCGCCACCGCCGGGAACCGGATCTGGGTCTGGGACATCGACGTGCGTACCGTCACCATCGCCGTCCTCCGTATTCGGGTCAGGCGGGTCGAAGTCACCCACCACCGGCGTGACAGAATATGTGGCGTCTGCCACCACAGGAGCGGGAGCATCGCCTACAATCGGGTTCACCTTGAAAGCGGCGTTTGCGGGACCGTTGATTGCGGGCATATCGAACTTGGTCGGGATGGCGTTCTCGATGTCTTTTGTCACGCCGCCCATTGTGTTCTCGAAGCCTTGACCCAGACCGGCGGCCATGTTGTTGCCGATGCCGGCGAACACACGGGACGGGCTGTGGATTCCCAGAAAGCCCTTAACACCGTCAACGATTCCGCTAAAGAACCCTGTTACCTTGTCTTTAATCCAGCCTGCCATAGCCGTGATGCCGTCCCAGATACCTCGCACGATATTCTTGCCGACTTCAACGATGGAGCCAATCAGCGCCCCGATGCCGTTTACGATGGCAGAAATAATCTGCGGCAGCTGCGCCACCAGCTGCGGGATGGCCTGAATGATACCGGCTGCCAACTGGATGAGGACATTCACGCCGGTTTCAAGAATGGCCGGCAGGTTCCCACTGATGAACTCCACGATTGATGTGATGATAATGGGGAGCTGTTCAACCAGAATCGGGATTGCGTTAATGATGCCATTCACGAGCATCAGAATAATCTGTGCGCCCTGTTCCAAGAGGATTGGCAGGCTCTCCGACAGGAACGTCAAAATGCCCTCGATGAGCAACGGGAGCTGCTCAATAAGCATCGGTATCGCCTCGATGATACCCTGCGCCAATCCCATCAGGAGCTGCATACCCGCCTCCATGAGCAGAGGGGCATTTTCTATCAGGGTATTCACTGCCGACATCAGGCCCTCGATGATGGTCGGAATCAATGTCGGCAGGGAATCGCCGAGGCCAGTCGCCAGATTAGCCACAATCTGAACCGCTGCCTCCGCAAACATGGGCAGCAGGTCGCCGATTGCCCCAATAAGGCTGTCCACCAGATTAACCGCCGCGTCCACAATCAGCGGGACGTTCTCAAGCAGCGTCTCCGCAATAAGGGATATAGCGTCCACCGCCACAGGAATAAGCTGCGGCAGCAGAGCGATGATAGACGAAAGCACCTGACCGAACACGCTTCCCGCCGTGCTCACAAGAGTAGGCAGGAGTGAACCTATCGCCGGTATCACTTTGCTAATCGCATCCGGCAGGGCAGCAGCGAGGTTTTCAACCACAGGCGTAACATTCTTCACCACGTTCCCGAAGCTGTCCACCACGTTGTCAACGAGCATTCCGATGTCAGCGTTTGCGTTACCGAGGCCGGCAATCAGGTTCCCAATCGCCGACTTCGTACTGGAAATGGAACCGGCAATCGTTTCCGACGCCTCTAATGCCGTCGTACCGGCAATCCCCATATCCTCTTGGATAATGTGGATGGCCTCGGTTATGTCTGCGAAATTGGATATATCGAATTTCTTACCGGACAGCTTTTCCGCGTCACTCAGCAGCCGCTCCATTTCTTCCTGCGTACCGCTGTAACCGAGCTTGAGGTTGTCCAGCATGGTGTAGTTCTGCATGGAGAATCCGCGATACGCATTCTGGATAAGCTCAAGGTCTGTGCCCATTTTGTTCGCGTTGTCGGACATATCCACAATCGCGCTGTTCGCATAGGACGCAGCCTTGTCGGTGTCGTTGCCGAGCGATTTAATCAAGCTGGCAGAAAAACTCGTGGTGAGTTCCATGTACTGGTTCGCCGACATACCAGCGGTGGCGTAGGCATTTGCCGCATTTGCCTGTACCGTCTGAGAGGCTTTGCCGAACAGGGTATCAATACCGCCGACAAGCTGCTCATAATCGGAATAGGCAGACACGACCTGCACACCGAGCGCTACGGCTCCTGCGGCGGCAGCTGCGGAAACACCCGCGATAGCAGCCCCCGCGCCTTTCAGAACGCCGCCGAGCTTTTCAAACTTGCCGCCAGATTCCTCGGCGGCCTCGCCAAGATTGGAAACGTCCTGTCTGGCGCCGCCGGCAGAACCGCCCATATCATCTGTTGCGGTGGCAGCCCGTTCTGCGTTTCTGATGTAGTCAGTGAACCTGTCCTTTGCGGACTGGATCGCGTTACCCAGCCCGTTTCGGATTGTAGAAATCGGGTGCGCAAAACCATTTGCGATGTTCTGCGCACCCGATACAACATTTTCTCTAAAGGCGTTGGCTTGCCCCATCACGTAGGAGAAAGCCCCGCCGACGCCGGAGCGCAGGGAGGAGGAAAAAGTGTTTCCTCCATCCACGGCGGCAAGGAAAGAACTGCGGAACGCCGAGCCTACGCTGCTGGCCTGCGACTGCAAACCGCCGAGATTGCTCGTGACATTTCGGATGCTCGAATCAGCCTGAGAGCTATCCGCACTGATATTGATTCTGCCGCCGCTGCCCTGCAAGCCGCCAAGACTGCTCGTGACGTTGCGAATGCTGGCTTCTGCCTGCGACGTGTTGGCACGTACATTTATGCTGTACGATACACTGCGGGCTTCATCCACAGTTCATCCCTCCTCTCAATCTTTCTTGTTCCATTCGTCCTGCCAGAGCAGGCGGGCCTGTTCGGTCTCGGAGAACTCATACAGATCCATTTCTTTAAGCTCCGAATAGGTCACGCCGCCCATGCAGAACACAAGCCGCCAAAACCGCTCGTTTTTACGAGCGCGGCTTTTAGCGGCCTTGCGGTTTAGTTCGTTCGCTAAGAAAGGATTCGATCTCGCGCACCAGCTCACCCGGAGTAGCGAGGTCATCCTGTTCATCGAAGTATTTCAGACCGGCCTTTGCCACCTCAGCGGGAGCAGTCACGCAGCCCTTGATAAGAGCGTCGGCGTACTTCGCTGTGTTCTTCCTGCCGTTGGCGGGGTTGATGTAGAGGTCGGTCAGGTTGGAATACCATGTGAAATTCACGCTTTGCAGCTGGTACTCAACATCGTTGACGATGACGGTTTTTGTTCTTGCCATAGGTCAATCCTCCTCTGAAACATTGGCGTTTTATATATTACGCGCGTATAGGCGCGTTAGGGAGACGGAGATATACATTACTCTCTATTCTCCCTATTTACACACTCTATTAAGAATGAATGTTTCAATGTTTCAAATACCCGTAAAAGCCAGTAACGGTGCGGGTTTTAGCTGAAACATTGGCGATACATTGGCCGAAACATTGAAACATTCGGGGCTGAAACATCTGGTTGAATTTCCCGCCTAAACTTAGACTTTCGCGCCTAATACTTGAATTCGGGCGAGATGTTTCAACTCAATGTTTCAGCCATTACAGCTGGATGTCAGGGATGAGGAACACGATGGAGACATCAGCGGCCTCCTTGCCTCTCGCCCTGTCAGGCAGCTTCTCCACCATGCAGTTCTGAGCGAAGAAAACGGAGCCGCTGTCGTTGGCGTCCGTGATAGCGAGGTTTGCCATCACGTTCTTTTCTGCGCACTGCTCAAGGTACGCCACGTCAGGAGAATCCTGCAATAGCGTGATGGTGAGCTTGCCCGCCTTGTTCGCATTCAGGATGTAGGTGCTGTCGCCCTTTACACCCTTTTTCAACGTGACGTTGGCCTCGTCACGGGCCAGCGTGAACATACTCTCACCGAACATACGGAGCTGCCGGTTGTTGAAAGACACATTGACTTTCATCGGGTCAAACGTAGCTAACATGGTCTATCCCTCCTTTACAGCGTCGCACGGAGGACGCCTTTGGTTTTTACCTGATGGACCGCGCCTGCCAGCTGAGCCTCCCACGTGATGTCGGGCATCACACGGTTGCGGCGCTGGTCCTCGGTGCTCTCCGCATACTTCGGAATGACAACGGTGAACACGCCGGTCTTGCTCTCCGGGTCACGAGCGATGATGTTGAGGTCCGTGGCCTCTGCCAGAGCCTGCAACACTGCCGTGCCAATCATGCCGAACCCGTCATCGCCATAGTTGATGTTGACGTTTTCAAGCAAGATGTCATAGAGCAGGTCGCGCATACGCTTGGCGATCCAGTCCCCGCCGAGAACCACGTCGATGAACTCACCGTTGAGGCAAGTGCCGTCCTTTACGTACTGGCGCTTGTACTCCTCGGTCAAGAAGTTCACGTGGTTTTCAAGCAGAGCCTCCCGCTCGCCGTCGGTGAGCAGGGGGAGTGTGATGAGCTTAGTAGTGGAGGCGTTGCCGTCCTGCGGGCGCTTGAACTTCCATGTTACGCTGGTGGGGTAGAACGGCCCCACGTTGCCCGTGTAGGAGGCGTCAGGCTCCTCATTCAGATTGTCCGCATCGGCATAGATGACAGCAGCGCGGGCGGTGTTGCACACGAACGCCTTGTTGCTGGTCTGGCCCATGTAGAACTTGCGGTGGTCTTCCACACCCGCGCCCAGCTCTGCCTCGCTCGGCTCGCTGGCCTCCGCGAACTTCGCCAGAGCGGTGACGTACTCGTCCTCGTCCTTGTCGGTCAGGAGATAGTACCAGTCGTTGTCAACCTCAGACTGGAACTTCTTAATCTGCTCGATGAAGCTCTCCGCAGCGGTCTTCGCGTCCTTGCCGTTGGTGAACTTGGCGGTAGGAGCGGTACACTCGGTAGTCACAGGCTTGGACAGGTGCTCGTCGGTGAACACGTCCACGGTTTCGGGAATGGTGTCTGTCTCGCCCTCCTCGGTGGCGGTAAAGGTCACAGTCGCATCAGACACCGCAGCGGAATAGGTCTTGCCGCCTTTGGTGAAGCTGGTGCTGTTGAACAGGGCGGCGAGGTTGTTCGCAGTGGATACAGCGGAAGACGTGGTGATCTTCACAACGGCCTTGCTATCCCCGCCAAAACGGAACCAGAGGCTCTTTTTTGTGGCGATGTCAATAGACCCGCTAAAGGTGCATACGAACTTTGCAGCCGCAGCCACAACGGGGCTGGCAGGGTCAAAGCTGACGATTTTGAACTTGCTCACGAGGCTGGTAGCCAACGTGGTTTTGCCCTGATTGAGCAGGGTGGTAGCCTTGCGCACGACCTTTGCGTTGGGGCAAGCCCCCCCCGGGCCGTACACGGCTTTTACGCTCTCAACATCTCTGTACGTTCCGACCGGATAAGCCCCGGTGGTAGATACAAGGAGAATGTCGAGGCTTTCTTTCTCGCTGGGCAGCGCGTCCCGCTGCACAACGACAATTACGTCTTTTGCCATTTGGCGATTCCTCCTTTATTGCTTAATATCCCCTATGGGGTTTCCCGGACGCTCCACAAGAGTAGCGGGCATCGTGTCGGTTCGTACATAGGAGAAGCGAATATCAAACCCGTACCTGCGTATCGTGTCCTCTACGAAAAAGCTGGAACGGCTTGCGACTGACCCCACGTTGACTATCACGACCTCGCCTTGCTCGGTCTGGATATTGTGGGCATTGAGCAGGAAAAAGCCGTTTGCCTTTTCCGCGAGTTCAAGCGCTTCGTCCTCGCCAAAGATGTAGCCGTCCTCGGTTTCCCGATTCGTGCTGCAAAAGGTGAACGACATAGTAGCCGACACCTGTTCGGAACGGACGAGCAGCGGCCCGTCGGGAGTTTCAACAATCTCCCGCAAGCCGAACGAATACTCCGGTATTCTCGGAGCGAGAACGCTGTAATAGCAGTATGGGTATTCGGGCATATCTGCGATTTGCTCTGACAGGTTGACAGGGCATCCGATGTGGGCCTCCAACCCAGACACAATCGCGTTACGGGCCTGAGCGAACGTCACTTTTTCACCCCCTCCACGATATAGCGGACCATCGGGTGGATGGAGTTGTGGGAGAGTTCCTGCGTGACGGTGTATTTCTGCCCGTCATAGGTGTCCAGAATGACCTGTCCCGGTTTAATTTCCACAGGGTCATCGGTGTAGAGCTTCTGAGAATTGAATGTGTATGACCCCTCCGGCAAGCGTTTCAGGTCCAAATTGGAGAGCGGCATCACAATCCCCCAAAAGGAAGTTACCGGCTCGTCAACAGGTCTGGACTGCCCGCCGGCTGCGGGGTCGCGCACGAACGTCCTGTTGGAAACTGTCAGTATGTGCAGCAGCGCCCTCGGCAGTTTTGGAGTTGCGAAAAACATGGGTCATACCTCCTCAACCTTGTATGTGATACGGTCGCGGATATGCGTACCGGTCTCATACAGCGTCGTGTGCTGCGTTTTCTTGGTGAAATCCGACTGCGGTTTTACCCGGTTGTCGTCGATGAAGTTCTGCACCATCTGGGCCGCCTGAGCGCCAATGGCGTTGGCGGCGGCATCTGCGGAGGTCTGTCCAGACAGAACCTTTCCGATTGCGCCTGACACGATTTCACCCAGCTTGGCTTGGTCTGCGTCAAAGCTCGCTCGGATAAAGGACCGTTCCGGCAGTTTCTCCGTGCCGTACTCGTGGGCGATGGCTATTTTCAGAACTTCGGAATCTACGCCGCCGACAAGACCCACGAGGATCTTCTTGCCGGCCATATCGTCGCAGGCTTTTTTCAGCCGCTCGAAATCATTCAGGATAACATTGACATCCATAATCAATACCTCCGATACAGATTTACGAGCTGCATCCACTCCGATTTCTGTGACTTGTCGAAGTTCCACGTCACGTCCGAAATGGAGAATGAGCTTAGGCCCTGCGACCCGTTTTGCAGGTTCGTGTACGCCTGCGACACCATATCCCACACAAGCCCCTCAAGGTCTGCGGGGAGAGTCTGCGGCTCGTCATCGGTGGCATCTTTTGGCAGGATGTACCCAGCCGTGTAGCTCACTTCGATAACGCGCTTTGGCGCAACGATGTCATACGCCAGACCTTTTCGATACCCGGCTTTCAGCCACCCCTCGTCACGGTAGATAACTCCTACATCTCCGGTTTGAGAATAGTCATAGCGGTTCGGGTTTACCAAGCGGCCCTCCTCCTTGACATACTCAACGCTGATGATAGGGTATTCTACCGTGACAAGTTCCTGCTGCCCATCCGCGTCGTACCACTGGTGGTACGAGCGTTTGCCCAAATGTCTGCCGGTCTGACGCTCAATCCACGAAGAAGCCTTATTTATCAGCAGTTCGACAATCAGGTTGACCTTTTCGTCCTCGATGTCGGATAAGCCGAGCATCAGCTTCATTCGTTCAAGGGTAGTCAATGCGTTCTCTGCAAGCATAAGGGCCTCCTAAATGGGGCAACGACGGCTATTCGCCGTCGTTGCTGTCTTCTTTCGGCTCGTCCTTTTCGACGGGCTTGGTGGTTCTGGTGCGCTTAGTCTCCTTTGCGGGGGTCTCAGCCTTGTTGTCGGTAGGCCCCGGCTGCTGTTTGTATACGCGAGACATAATCAGCCCTCCTTACACGGGCTGGACGGCATTGTCGCCCAGCGCAATCGCGCAGGTGGCATCGCACTTGGGGGTGGAGCCACCGGCGCAGTTCACGGTGACTGTAATCTTGATGAACTTCTTGCAGCCCGCAAGGTCAAGGTCGAGGTTGTGCAGCTCGTTGCCGGACTTGTCGGCGGTGAGGGTGATAGCGCCCTCGCCGTCAGCAGTATGGTCGATGAACACGTGCTTGTCCTTGACAGCGGTGTAGCCGCCAGCCTGAGTGTCACACTCGGTAACGGCAATCTTCACAGTGATGCCGGTAGGCTCACCTGTGGCTGCGCCGAGGGACACCGCGAGGACCCCGGAAAGGAATCTCTCGCGGTCGATGGCGTCCCCGCTCTTATAAGGAATCACCTTGATGTTCTGGATGAGTTCTCTTTTCATACTCAGCTACCTCCTCACATTACACAGGGACGGAGACCTTAGTAGCCACGGCAAAGCTCTCGTCATGGCGCAGGCCGGTGTCCACGTTGTTGATAGCACGGATGAGGGTCTGGTCGTTCTCGAAAGCGGAAACGAGGTTGCCCGCGTCATCCGTCCAAGAACCCTCACGGCTGGTTTCGATTTCCAGTGCGCCCTGCTCGCCGATAACGAGGTCGTTCCAGTTGCCGAACACAATCTGGGTCTTGCCGCCGGTGGTTTCAAGCAGGTTGGTGGTCTTGTAGGGATAGCCCACCAGAGTGCCGTTCTCGTTCATCTCCTTAGCGAAGATGAAACCGCCGACCTCATCGCGCAGGGACTTGAAGAACTGCTCCACGCTGGTGTTGAACACGAAGCCCAGACCATCAGCGTAAACATTGTTCTTCAAAACGGACGCCACCAGATAGTTCGGGAACGCAGCAGTCAGGACGCCCTGATTGCTGGAATACTCGGCATCAATGCTGGTAACGTCGATGTTGAGCACACCCTTGTTCTTGGTGATGCCCAGAGGCTGGAACTCGCCGCCAGTGCCGAGCAGTGCGCCGTAGTCAACGCCCAGAGCCATCTGCTTGGTAACGTCCTGACCGACGATGACATCATTGTCAAAGTTGGTGGAGCGGAGCAGGTCGTTGCTCATGGGGATGAGGGCGGTCAGCTTCTTGGCAGACAGCTTGAGGTTGCCGAACTTGGGTGCGCTGCGGGAAATAGCGCGGTTCTCACCGGCAAACAGAGCACGGGAGCCGGTCTTAATCTTGGGGATGTTCAGATTGCCGTTCGCCATCCCCAGACGGCGGGCGCCGAGGCTGTAAATGACGGTGGACGGATAGAGCAGCTCGATGATCTCGTTGGCGTACACCTCGGGAACGAGGTAGCCGCCGTCAGCGGGAACAGTAGCAGACAGCGCCTTGAACTCGTGCGCCATATCCGCATCGCCGAACTTGCGCTCGGCGGTGAAAGCCGCTCTCTCGATGTCGCCGCCAGAGGCGTGGATGCACTTCACAGCACGGCCAAACATACCGTATGCAGTCTTGCGGCGCTCAGGCGCGGACATGGATGCGATACGGGTCTGGAAAGAGTTCTGCTTCACACCGTCGGGACCGGAGCCGGTAGAGAGAAACAGGTTGGCATACTTGCGCTCGGGCTGCTTCTGAACACCGGGACCGCCGGACTTCTTCTCGCCGGCGCCAGTAGCACTCTTGACGCCCTGACCCTCAAGAGCTGCGATGATGGCAGCGATGAGTTCAGGGGAAACACCCTCGCCCTCTCCCTTATCACCGGCGACAGGGTCGGCAGCGGGAGCGGGAGCGGGATTGGCGGGGTCGTTGGTGGCAGCGGGGTCGGTCACGCCGCCCTCGTCCTCAAGGATAGCGGTCACTTCCGCAAGGATCTCCTCGGTGGAAATGCCGTCAGACACGGCCTCGCCGTTCTCCTTGCAAGCCTTTCGCTTCTCATCGAGGTTGGTAAACACCTTGGCAATCAGCTCAGCGAGCTGTTCCTGAGTAAGTTTCATTTCAAATTCCTCCTTGTGTTACGGAATGATCTCGAAGACAATCTCCGATTTCTTGGTTTGCTTGACGGGGTTGTTGGACTTCACGATGTTGTTCTGCACAGGTGGGTCATCAGGTGCGGCGGGTTCCAGAAACGGGCCGAGAATGTCGGCCAGCTCACGGACTACCGCGATGAAAGGCTTCAAAGCATGCAG